GCCCGCGTCCGTGTAAGCCTCGATCACGAATTCCGGCAGCGCCACCGGGAACACGGCCGGGTGGTCAATGTCCTGGCCGATCTTGCCCTTGTGGCGCATCACGCGGATCACCGAGTCGGGGATACGGGTGTCTTGCGTCGGCAGCCCCTTGTGCGTCCAGCCGCCCACCTCGCCATCCTTGCCGCGCATCGCGGTGGACGACCCGTCGGCGCGCAGGTGGGATTCCTGGCCTGCGTGCTTGCAGGGGACGATCTTGTTCGGCTTACGGCTCTCCCGGTTGAAGTGAAAGACGAACTCGAAGCTCGGCGCGAAGCGGCCTGCCCAGTCGCCGGGCATCCCCGGCCCCTGATCCCAGACGTACCACGCAAAGCGCCGCCAGCCCTGCTGGCGCATCCAACCCAGCCAAGCGTCCCAGTACGGGATCACTTCGTTATCGCGGTGGATGAGGCCCAGGTTGACCAGCACCTGACCGTCGCCTGCCATCGGCAGGTGCGCGAACACGCCGCGCATCAGGCCGTCCCAGTCGGCGATGCCGCCAGAGGTGTAGTCGCGCTGGTTGCCGTAGGGCGGCGATGTGAAGCACAGCCGCGCGGCATCGCCTTGCATCAGCGCTGCGACCACGTCCCGGTCGGTGGCGTCACCACAGATCAGGCGGTGCGGGCCAATCGCCCAGACATCGCCGGGGCGGGATACCGCCATGACGGGTACTTCCGGCACGTCGTCGGCCGCGTCAGACTCGTCGGCTTCAGACTCTGATTCATCATCCGCGACGGCCACCGCGCCGGTGAGCAGTGCCTCGATCTCGGCTTCCTCGAAGCCGGTCAGAGCGAGGTCGTATCCCGCGTCGGACAACTCGGCCAGCTCCAAGGCCAGCATCTCTTCGTCCCAGCCTGCATCCAGTGCCAGTCGGTTGTCGGCAATCACCAGTGCCCGCTTTTGCGCGACAGTCAGGTGGGCCAGTTCGATCACCGGCACCTGATCCAGGCCGAGCTTGCGCGCAGCGGCCAAACGCCCGTGCCCGGCGATGATGCCGTTGTCGCCGTCGACCAGGATCGGATTCGTCCAGCCGTACTCGACGATGCTGGCCGCGATCTTGGCGATCTGGCTTTCGGCGTGCGTGCGCGGATTGCGGGCGTAGGGAATCAGCGCCTCGACCTTGCGGTACTCGACGTTGAGCGTGTTCAAAGTGGGAATCCCAAAAGCAAAACCCGCCGAGCGTTGCAGCCGGGCGGGTTGGTTGAATGAAGATTCTGGTGGGGCGGTAACTGCGCCTGGGGGTGGTAACCGGAGCCGGTAACCTGGCCGACTGGTAACCTTGTCCGCGACCTGACGCTAAAAAAGCGTCGCGCTCGCGCCCCCCGCATGGCAATTCGGGAAGGAAGGACCCCTGTTGCCTCGGGCCGCTCGCCGAACTGTCACCGCTGTCCAGAAGATAGCTGAAATACTACCCCCGACCGGGGTGATTTGTTGCGGCCTCGGCGAGCGTCAAAAGGGACAAACGCAGGAAACGAAGGACAAACGCGGCAAGCATTACCCTGCTTGGCCTACGATTTTGGAAGGCGCACGGATGTCTTCGCTGTTGAGCTTCTCGGCCACGATCTCCAGCGCCCGCTGCCAGCGACGCCACGCCGTCGTGCGGTCGCAGGCAAAGCGGATCGTGATGTCTCGCCAGCCATAGCGCTTAGCGCGCATCCACACCAGATGGCGCTGCTCGATCTCCAGCCATTGCACCCAGCGCATCGTCTCCAGCATTCGGTCGATGGCATCGGGGGTGGGTGGGAATGGTCGGTAGACGTGCTCATCGGCTGCGAACGTCTCCCACTCCTTGCGCACGATGACGGGCCATGTGTTGAAGTAGCCCTGCACACGCACAGGGGGCAGGCGTCGTCCGGTGCTGGCGGCCTCCTCGAAGCGGGCCGCCACATCCTCAATCGTCCACTCAGCCATGACGAGCCCCTCCGTACAAGCGTTCGCCAATGCGGCGCACGATCTCTCGCTCGATAAAGTCCAGACGTTCATCGGATGCGTTGACCACCAGGATGTGCTGATCCCGCCAGCCACGTTCCTTGATGGCGTCCAGATCGGTGGCCTGGGGTTGCAGTCGCCCGAGGGGGCAGCGGTACTGGGGTGTGGGAACTTTCATTTCACACCTCCTGGCCATCGTCGTGATGCTGGATGGCCCAGTGCAGCAGCGCCAGGGCATCGGCCTCGTTGTCGTCGACCGGCGCGTGCCCGCGCGCGGTGACGGAGGCGATGACATCTTCCTTCCCAGCGTTGCCTTTGCCCGTGGCGTGCTTCTTGATCGTGCCGACAGGCACGCCTTGGTACGGGATCTGGTGGTGCTCACACCACGCCGTGAGCGTGGCAAGGAAACCGCCGTAGGCGTGCGCAGCGTCGGTCGAGACGTGGCGACGCACCTCTTCGAAGTGCAAACAGTCGATGCCGTCGCAGGATTGCTTGATCTCGCTGAGCCAGCGTTTGAAGCGCAGGAAGCGCATTCCGCCGCCTTCGAAGCGCTGCGGCCGGAATCTCTCGGAACCGCTGGTGATGTGGCCGTCGCTGCCGCGCAGCGCCCAACCGGTGGTAGTGCCCAGATCAAGGGCGAGGATGGTTGTGATCATGGTGTCAGTCCTTATCCGGTGCAGATCTGACGCAGCTGACACTTCGTGACGAAACTCTCCATGAGGCGCGCGCACACGCGCACGCGTAGGGGTTACGACAAACTGCGTCAGCTGCGTCAGACTGCTTGGTTTTCATAGGGGTCAGTTGTCCGCGTAGGGGGTGTAGGCAGGGGTCGGCGGATGCTTGAGGCCAATACCCTGAAACCCGCGCACGCCCATCCCGTTGCGCCATTTGTCCAACCCACGCGTGATGAGCAGATCGGAAAAGCGGCGTTGTGCGCCGACAAACTCGCCAGAGGCTTCAGCCCACTGCTTCCAGTCGTTGAACAACTCGGCGGTCAATGACTTGGCGTTGGGCTCGCGCACGCAGCGCTCATCGAGCCAGCGACCCAAGGCGTCCTCGGCTTCGAAATATTCCTCGGTGGCGTCCACCACGCGCTGCGGTGGAGAGAGTCGTCCGTGGCGCTGCCAGTCGAGACAGCCCTGCACGGCCCACGCGAGGATGCCGTCACGTTCGGCCAAGAGCTTCTGTTGCAGGTTCTTGTCGCGGCGCTCGGGCGGCACGGTGATCGTGAAAGGGATCAGGTGCAGCCTGCGTTTCATCGCCTCGTCGATATTGCGAATGGCGGGCTTGTGGTTGCCCGCCACGAACAACTTGAACTGCGGGAAGAACTCGAAGAAGTCCTGGCGCATGAAGCGCGCCGAGATCTTGTCGCCACCGGTGAGGTTCTTGAGCTTGGACTCGGCCCAGCGTTTGCCCTGTTCAGTTTCGATGGCCGCCACGAAGCGCGCGCCGCGCAGTCCCGCCATATCGGTCGGGTGCCGGTCGGTGCGCGTTTCCATGAACGTGTCCATCGGCGCGTTGGTCGCGTAATCACGCAGGATGGTGGCCAGCGTGTTGACGAACACCGACTTGCCGTTCGCGCCTGTGCCGTACAGGAAAAACAGCGCGTGCTCTTGCGTCGACCCGGTCAGCGCGTAACCGACCATCCGTTGCAGGTAGGACTGAAGTTCCTGGTCGCCACCCGTGACCTCATCGATGAACTGCCTCCAGGTCGGGCAGTCGCCACTGGGCGTGGCTGTGGTGATCTTGGTCATCCGGTCGGCGCGCTCGTGCGTGCGCATCCGGCCTGTCTTGAGATCGACCACACCGCCCGGCGTGTTGAGAAGCCACGGATCTGCATCCCATTCGTCGGTGGTGGCCGCGTGCCTGCGATCAGCGCGCGCCAGGCGCTCCACACCGCCGACCGTTCCTGCGCTGGCCAATTTGGCGGCGACCTTGGGGTTGTCGGCGCGCACAGCCGTCTGGCGGCAGACGCTGCGGATCAAGTCCGTGGCCGCCAGCGTGTCCTCGGTGCGCCAGCGTTGCCCGTCCCACACCAGCCACTTGCCCCAGCCAGCCACGTAGCGCCAGTCGCGGTGGTAGCGGCGCGTGAAGGACAGCGCCAGCGCGTCCTCCGTACCCCAGACGGACTCGTCGCTGCTGACGACTGGATCAACGTCATCGGCCACGTCGTGCATCTGAAGGCGCGGCCCGTGGGTGAGGAAGGTGGCGACATCAAAGCCCTCGGCGATGGCATCGGCCACGTCCCAGCCCTCTGCAGCCTCTTCGGGCGGATAGAGGACGTGGCAGGATTTGGCCCCCGCCGACAAGATGGCCTGTGCCGCCTGCGTGGCGTACTCCCAGCCCGGCTTGTCGCGGTCGGGCCAGATCAGCACGGCCTTT